TCTGTTTTAGAAACAGACAGGGATTTAACAGCTGAACAAGCAAATATATTAAAAGAAACTTGGATTGGCAACCATAATAGAAATAGAAAACCAGCAGTTCTTACTGGTGGGTTAAAATGGAAAGCTATATCAGACGCAGCAGGAAATGAACTTATAGCTGCAAGAGATCAGATAGTACACGAGATTGCAAGAGTATTTAGAATACCAGCACATTTATTGTTATCTAAAGACGGTTCAAACGTTTATTCAAATATTGAAAGTAATGGACTTGCTTTTATTAGACATACCTTATTGCCGTGGATTAGAAGAATAGAAGACGGGTTTAGTACATTATTACCGGGAAAACAGTTTGTTAAATTAGATACAGATGAATATAGCCGTGGCGACCAACTAAGTAGGGTAAGGTCATTTCAAGTTGCAGTTAGTTCTGGAATTATGACACCAAATGAAGCTAGGGCAAAAATGGATTTAGAACCTTATGAGGGTGGCGACAAGTTCTACATTGGTTTACAAGGTGCATTGGTAGATCCAACGCTTGAACCACAAGGTATAGACGAACACGATCCAACAAACGAATTACCAAATGATTAGTGAAGCAAAAGCAGTAAACAACACAACACCAGTAAAAGTTATTGATAGTGTAAATTTTGAACAAGAAGTATATTTACACAACGAACACGGTTCTGCTGTTTATTTAGGTGGTTCTGATGTTACAACGGCTACAGGTTTTGAATTAGCGAACAACGGTTCAGTAACAATGAAGATACCACAAGATAATGAATTGTATTGTATTACTGGAAGTGGTACAGGTAATTTACACGTAGTTAGGCCAGACTAATGCCATATGAAATACAAATGGACAATGAAGATTGTCAAGGACACGCAGTAGTCAAACTTGATGACGGCAGAATTATGGGTTGCCACGAAACACACGAAGAAGCTGAAAAACAATTACAAGCAATATTAATTAACGAAGCTAAACAAAAAGAAGAAGAAAACAGCTTAGATCAAGAAACAGAACTACGACAAGTTGACAGAACACCACCTAAATTTATGCAAGAAAATGCACAACGTGGTTTAGATAATCTTAATAAGGCAGGGGACGGACTAACAGATAAAACAAAACGTGAAGCTAGGCAAATGGCTAATGGTGAGCCACTAAGTATAGATAAAATAGTTCGCACTTCTGCTTGGATAAAAAGGCATATTACAGACTTAGATAGAGAACCAAGTAATCCAAATGATCCAAGTTCATACAGACCGTCAGACGTGGCATTTTTATTATGGGGTAGCAATCCGTTTTCTAATCCTATGAAAACAGCAGATTGGGCAGACAGAAAGATTGCACAACTTGTTAGTGAGGGTGAACTAGAACCACGTGCAAGTGATAGTTCAACACCAGCACCAAAAAAAGACCAAATCAAAGGAAGTAAGAAAAATCCAAAGGGTTCTGCAAGTGGCAAGTCTGGTGGCATATCTTTTAGCGATAGTACAGAGAAAGCTATTAGAGGACGTATTGAAAAACACAATGAAGATGTTGAGGGTATGGCAAGTTGGCGTAGGTTACGTATGGGAACTGCAAAAGCAGTAGTTAGACGTGGATTTGGTGCATATTCAACAAGTCATAGACCGGGTGTTAGTCGTCAAGCGTGGGGACTAGCAAGGTTACGTGCATTTAGTTACTTACTAAAAAACGATAGACCACAAAACCCGGCTTATAGATCAGACAATGATTTATTACCAAAAGAACACCCACGTTATAGTGCAAAGGAAGAAAAAATGAGTACACAACATTTAGAAGTATTTGATAGACCAGTTGCTATATCACAAACACTAGAAACACAAAAACGCAACACTATTCTTAAAGAAATGGATAAGCAAACTGAAAATAGAAGTTTTACATTTAGTGCAGTAGAAGAACGCAATAGTAACGATAATGATACATTGTTGTTTACAGGTTATGCGTCAGTATTTGACAAACCGTATGGCGTAAGAGATAGCCGTGGACAATATAACGAAACAATTAAACCCGGTGCATTTAAGAAAACATTAAAAGAACAAGATGACGTTAGATTTTTAGTTAATCACGACGGTATTCCATTGGCAAGAACTTCGTCTGGTACATTACAGCTTGAAGAAGATGATTATGGTTTATTTGTACGAGCCGAACTTGATCCAAGCAACCCAACAGTTGCAGAAGTATCAAGTGCTATGAAGCGTGGTGATTTAAACGAAATGTCTTTTGCTTTTGCAGCAATCAAAGATAATTTTGATACTAACGGTGAAAACAGAGAAGTAAACGAAGCAAGACTATTTGACGTATCAGTAGTAACTTATCCAGCTAATCCGTGGGCAGGTGCAAAACTTCGTGGCGTAGATATAGAGAACTTGCACAAAGAATTAGTTGAAGCAAGAAGTGGCGAGAAAGCTACAGAGATTTTAGAAAGTTTTATTAACCAAGTCGCTGAAAGTGATGACGTTGATAAAAAGCGAAGCAATCCTAAAGTGGATTTATTAAAACTGAAACTTGAAAGGGACGGTATTCGCTAAAAGACGTATAGCCGTGGTTATAGCCGTGTATCACACTTAACTACCACACTCTACGCAGAAGTATAAGAAAATAACAACAAGGAAATTAAATTGAAAAAATTAATTGAAGCTAGAGAAGCTAAAGTAGCTGAACTTGACGGTCTTGTTTCTGAACTTGATGAAATGGAAGCAGGGGAAGATTTTGATAGCAAATTTGCTAGATCAAATGAACTTCACGCTGAAATCAAAGAGATGAACGAAAAGATTGAAGAAGCAAGAGAAGCTGCTGAAACTTTAAAAGCAGTTAAAGAAAGCAGAAATGAACTTGGTGTTGAGGACGAGGACTTAGGCGATAAAGAAGCTGTTGTAGAAGTAAACGAGCCAGATATGTACAGAAAGGGTGGCGACCACTCTTTTATATCAGACGCTTGGGCAGCTAGATCAGGCGACTTTAAAGCACAAGAAAGACTTAACAAGCACCAAGATTTTGAAGCTAGAGATGTTGGAACTGGTGCTTTTACAGGATTAGTTGTACCTCAATACTTAGTAGATGAGTACGCACCAATCGCAAGAGCAGGTTCACCATTTTATAACGCTGTTCCTAAAAAGGACTTACCAGCGTTCGGTAACAAAATTGAAATATCCAGAATAACAACTGGATCAGCAGCAGCAGAACAAGCTAGTGAAAACTCAGCTGTTCAAGAAACAAATATGGACGACACCTTATTAACAGTCAATGTTGATACTATTGCAGGTCAGCAAGACGTTTCAAGACAAGCACTTGAAAGAGGTGGACAACCGGGTTTCTCATTGGAAAACATTATATTCCAAGACTTAGTTGCAGCTTATTACACAAAATTAGATAACCTTATGATTAACGGTTCTGGTTCATCAGGACAACCATTAGGTATATCACAAGTTTCTGGTATCAACCAAACAACTTATACAGACGCAAGTCCAACAGTTGCAGAGTTATATCCAAAACTTGCAGACGCAGTACAGGAAATCAATTCAAATAGATTTGCACCAGCTACTGCAATCCTTATGCACCCAAGACGTTGGGGTTTCTTAACAGCAGGTGTGGACAGTTCAAACCGTCCATTAGTATTACCAGCTGGTAACAACCCAGACAACGCAGCAGGTGTTGGGGACGCAGCAGCTTATGGTCAAGTTGTAGGTAGTGTTCTAGGATTACCAGTAATCACAGACGCTAACATTAGAACTGATCTAGGTGCTGGTACTGAAGACGCTATTTATATAGCAAAAGTTGATGACCATATTATGTTTGAAGATAATTTGTTCCAACTTAAATTTGAAGAAACAAACGCAGGATCATTAACAACTAAAATGGTTGTTTATGGTTACGTTGCTTTTGCTTCTGGAAGATATCCAAAAGGAATATCAGAAATCGTAGGTACAGGACTTATTGCACCTACATTTTAATTAAATTATGGTTTCGGTGTGTTGGGCAACTAACACACCAGACCATTTAGGAAAGTATTATGGCAAAAGATAAAGAATTAATAGAAGCATTAAAAAAAGAATTAAAACACTATGAAGTCTATGGAAAGGCAGATCGTGCTGAAGAAGTTAAAAAAGCAATTAAAGCAGCTGGTGGAAAAGTTGAAACAAAATCTGCAAAACCTAAAGCTGAAAAAAAAGTAGAGAAAAAGAAGTAATTATGCCAAAAGGTATCGGTTACGGAAAAAAGAAAATGAAAGGTGGCAAAGGTAAAGGCCGAAAGAAAGGTAGATAATATCTTATGGCAATTACTAATGGCTACTGTACACAAGACGAATTAAAGACGTTTGTTGGCATACCAACAAGCGATACAGCAGACGATACTTTAATTGATGACGCAGTAAATGCAGCTAGTAGGCAAATAGACGCTTTTTGTGGCAGGTATTTTTACCAAGACGCTACAACTTCTGCACGTAAGTTTTTTACAGATGATCTATACAGATTACGTGTAGATGACATTTCAACAACTACCGGGTTAGTTGTTAAATATGATGATGATGATGACGGTACATACGAAGAAACTGTTGCAAGTTCAGATTTTCAAGTATTACCAATCAATGGCATAGTCGGTGGTATTACAGGCAATCCATTTTATATAGTAGAACTTATTTCAGACGGTAATCACGAGTGGCCATTAGATTTTTCTAGCAATAGACCACGTGCAGAAATAACAGCACGTTGGGGTTATGCAAGTGTTCCAGATCAGATTAAACAAGCTACATTAATGTTAGCTAGTGAACTATTTGCTATGCGAAACGCACCACTAGGCGTTGCTGGTGTTGGTGATTTTGGCGTAGTAAATATTCAACAAAACAGAGAAATAACACGACTTATTGCACCGTTTCGTAAAGGCACAGTTCTAGGTGTTTCTTAATGGCTACACTTGCTGAAATAACAGACGGTATGAAAACAACATTAAGTAATATTTCTGGACTACGTTGTTACGATAATGTACCAGATATGGGTTTAAACTTCCCGGCAGCATTTATTGTGCCAACAGAAATACAGTTTGATTTAGCTATGCAAAGGGGAACTGATCTATACACATTTGATGTTTTGATTGCAGTACAACGTGCAGACAGTAGAACAGCACAAGATAAACTACACGGATATATAACAGGACAAGGTGCAAATAGTGTAAGACAAACTATATTTAATAATAGAACATTAGGTTTATCTGATACAGACGCAAGAGCAGTATCAGTATCAAATGTCAGTGCAGATGTAAGCGTAAATGGTATTGACGCAATCGGTGCTAATATTGAAGTGCAAGTGTACACGAAAGGTACAAGTTAATGAAATATAAAATAATTGGAAATAAAAAAGTACAAGGTAAGGAAAAAGGCGACATAATAACTATTGATGATGAAAATGTTGCTAAGTCATTAATAAAAGGTGGACACATTGAACCTACTACAATTAAGAAAAAACGTGCTAGAAAAAAAGACGGCACATTTGTAAAAGATGATAAAAGCACACCAAACATTAATGAAGCGTGGGAAGTAGATAATGGCTAAATTTGTATTTAATGACGGTAAAGTTTTTAGTGGTGGCTACGATTTATCAGACCACATTACAAGCGTAAACCTAGATATAACAGCTGAAGAACTAGACGCAACAACAATTAATAGTGGTGGTTTTCGTGAAAAACTAGGTGGACTTAAAGATAGTACATTAACAATGGACGGATTTTATGAAGCTGGGGCAAACAAACCAGACGCTTTACTTGGTGCGTCAATAGGAAATGAATTAATTGTTACAACAGTACCAGACGCAGGTGTAGGCAATACAGCTTACTTTATGAAATCAAGATTATTTAGTTATCAAATGTTTGGTGCAGTTGGCGAGATAGCACCATTTAGTATTTCTAAATCTCAATCAGATGATGAAGTGGTTCAAGGAAAAATAGAAATAGACGGTGATTTAACTGCTAGTGGTAACTCAACCGGGGTACAGTTAGGTGCAGTTGGATCTACAGAAAGAATTTATGTAGCTATACATTGTTATGCAGTTAGTGGTACATCAACACCAACAGTTACTTTTAAATTACAATCAGATGATAATTCAAGTTTTACAAGTCCAACAGATCGTATAACATTTAGCGACATAACAGCAATAGGTGCTGATTACCAAAGTGCAGCAGGTGCAATAACTGATGACTACTTTAGACTTAACTACACAATTACAGGAACAACACCAAGTTTTTCAATACACGCAACAATCGGTATAGAATAGCCAATTTGCAAATCATCACTTTATGTGATATCATTAGAAAAACGTACTAAATGGAAAGGAGTGAAATGTCTGGTTATTTTGAAGATGACGGAACTTATGTTTCAACATCAGCAAGTAGAATATTTTCAAAAGTTCAAGCTAGTGTAGATGAAGCATTTGCAAAACAAGAAGAAGAATAATTAAAAAAACGTACATAACAGAAAGGAGTGAAATGTCTGGGTACACAGATAAAGAAACTGGAAATTGGGTTTCAGTTTCTGCAAGTAAAGTGTTTAGCGAAATACAAGCAGATATGGATAAGCTAAATTCAAAA